GTACCGTCACCGTAATAAAGTTTTTGAACACCTGTTTTAGTACTATAAGCTAACTCACCAGAGGCCAAGCTTGTTGGCGCTGTAGTAGACGAACTTCTTTTGATTTTGATTGTTTGTGCCATTTTTAAGCCTCGTTAAATTTTTAAAAGTTACCCGCGTCCAACGTCGAGTTGGGGTCTAGGTAGTTCTCATCGTTAGTAAAAGCCGACACAACTGTAGGCGTGGATATAGTAAAACTAGGTGTTACCCCTGTGACTGTTGTAGAACCAGAACCAGTAAGTACCACCGATGATGCAGCCGATGCAGCCGCTAAAACGGCAGACTGAGCCGCCGCTGATGCAGATACTGCCGCATCATTCTTAGACGATAGAGCATCTGCCGTGTAAGCATCTGTTGTCGTTTGCGTTGGAGACCCTTGATAAAAACCACTGGAGGTGTCTGTCTGAGCTGCTGAATTCTCAGCTATTGTTGACTCAGCAGAGCTGGTTGAGCCAACAACTGTGCTATCAGGATTCTGACCATAAAATCCAGCCATATTAGTACCCGCTATTTACTTGTGGTGTTGAGCCAGCAAACTCAGAATCTCTTGCGTGTTTAATTAATCGTGCAAAGGCTTGTTGATACCCAGCCTCCCAGCGTGAACCGTCAGACCCTAAAAAGTTACTAGCCTCAACAAGAGCACCGTACAGATAAAGTTCTGGTGCTGTGCTCAACATGACGTTAGTCGTAGCAGTTGCACTAAGCCGTCCAACGTCGTAGTAATAGATCATCCGAACCTCATCAGAAGCGTCTATTGCTGGTGTTGGGTAAAATTTAAGCCTGTAAGTCTCACGCGCAAAACACGTTGGCGTTCCCGAAGTGTCAACATAGGCGTATAGATCAGTGAGAGACACTCTCTGCAATGGGTTATAATTAAAAAACACATCTTTAACTTCTAAAAAATCACTCGGAATAGTCGCGTATCCATCTGAGCTTAGTGTTAGTAACACCGTCTTTTCATTGGTTGGAACGCGTACATCATGAAATATGCGATTCTCTGCAAGTTCAATAATATCTGGTATTTCAGTTGAAAGGTCGGTTCTATTAAGCCAATTCGCCACTGAGGCTTTGAGGCCATCATAGTTAGCTAGGCTCATAGTCTGCCACCACCTGTTCTAAGGTAAGCCCACTCTGGGGAATTAAGTTTTTTCTTCATCCTTCTAAGGTCTTCTCGGTTTGGCGCCATTACATTAATGCCCTCTTTTATCCACTCAATAGCGACTACATCCGGTATTGTTGCGACACGAACCATATCCCCCATCTTCTTTCCTTCGGCTTGATCTCTAGCACGCTTATTGGCTTCTAAGATCGCACTAACATCCTGAGAGTGTGAAATATGAATTTTGTCTTCGTTGGCGTCGTGGTGAACATTTGCTTTTAATTCGCTGGACATGGAGACCCTCAAAAATAAATAAAAGGACAGCCCCGAAGGGCTGCCCAGTTCTAACACTAAGCAGTCAAGGCTGAAATAACGCCAGATGCTTTGTCGTTTTCACAAACCAAAGTCAATTCAGTAAGCATTTGCTTTTTCTCTGAATCGCCTTGCTTGGCAAGGTTGATAGTCTGCACTGGACGCAAAACCGCACGAGACCAATATTCAGTATCCAAAACTAAGCAAGAATTTGCCTGAAGGAACCTGTTCGGTACCACGCTGCACTGTCCGAATGGACTTACGTATAAATCCACAGAATTGACAATCTTAGTGCCAGTGCTGAAGTCACGCTCTCGACCTGATGCCGCCGCAAAATTTGCAACCACTACGGAGTGAGATGGGGTAACTTGTATCTGGTTGGGATCGCCGCCAGCCTCGTAAACGCTCTGCAAAACACCAAGAAGTAGAGTCTCAGTAAATGCACGATTACTTCCAGCAGTGCTGGTAGTAGAAGCATCAATTTGATTCTGAGCAGAGGTTAGCTGACGAGCAGTTGAGCTGTTTCCAGCAGTTCCCGCTTGCCCGGCACCAACAAATGAGTGCTCGATGTCACGACGCAGTTCTTTTCCTTTCATTGCAATGTTCATCTGCAAATCGGAAGAGCGGCCATAAGTGCCAACGGCCTCAGACGTTCCTGAAGACTGTACAACCTTAGTGAAAATCTGCGTGTTAGCATTTTTCATGGTTGTAGTGTTGTTGGATGCTGCACCAGCATCAGCTCCCTCGACAGCGGCGTTGGTCGCTACTGCTGAAAGTTCTGATTGCTGCCACTGATGTAAAGTGGCTGACGCGGCGCTAGAGCCGATAGAGGATGTGAACGGCGTGAGCGTGGGTGAGATATCGTAGATAATGTCTTCGATATCGAGTTTTTTACCTACCTGATCGTAGGTTTTTAAAGTGTTAGCTACTGTTGGCATGACAATTTTCCTAATTAAGAGGTTCGATTTAAGAGGGCTTGAACCGCATCCTCCATTGATCCTGATTTTTTAAGACGCTCCCGCGCTTTGCGGTATGTCTCTTTTCTACCAAGGTCTTTGGGTTCGCTTTTCTTACCCGACAAAGTTTTTTTCGGTGACGCTTTTACTTTCTTTTGCGTCTCCGTTTTAGCCCTGTCAAATTGCATAGCTTTGTACATTGCCGTGATGGATCGATGATCGGTAATACCATTAAACTCTTCACTAGACACACCTAAAGTGTCTTTGGCGTACTCTCCAATAGAGTAATACACATCATTGTTCCAGTTTGGGATTGTAGACTTCAAAACAGTCAGACTTTCGGCAGCTCTTTCTTTAACCATTGCCTGTTGTTGATCTTGAACCCGCTGTTGATGATCATCCGCTTGAGACTTAATAAAATTAAATGTCTGCTGCGTCTGCTCATACATAGCCTTTGCTTGCTTGTATTGATCAGGGTTTTCAACCGCTGCTTGCTCCCAATTCACATTGTCGAATCGTGAAAGGTCTGCTCCGGCAGCAGTTAAGAGGGCGCTAAGTGTGGATTCGTAAGACTTGGTTTGATCTTCAGCGGCCTTACGCTGTTCGGCAACAGCTTGCGTCTTCTTGGTGTAATCGCCTTGGCGTAAATAACCCAGTTTGATCTCTTCGACAGATAGCTTCTCGCCATCTACCTCGATCGTGCCCTCAGTTATTAACTCAGGTTCTTTTTCGCTTTCTTCCGCGTCTTCGTCGGTTGGGTCTTCTTCATCGACCTCCTCTGATAACTCGTCTTCTTGCTCAAGTTCCTGATCCTCTTCGATTACTTCGTCAGTAGTCTCCTCGACTACATCTTCCTCGTTACTAGGCTCTTCGGTTTGGTCGTCTGACTCCAGTACAGCCGTAAGTCTTGAGATAATGTCGCTATTATCGACTTCAGGTGAGTCCGGTGCGGTTTGCTCTTCTGACATCGCTTAACTCCTATTTTACTCTACTTCTTGTTGGTTTGCCAACTCGTAGTTGTTAATTAACCCAGCAAGCTGCTGTACAAACATCTGACCAGCCTTGAACATCATATATAGACGCTCACGCTCTTCGCTTGCTTCCGGGGGTGTGGCTATAATCTGCTGCACTAAACTACTGTTTAACGCGTCAAAAGCTGCGTTAAAACTGTTGTTGTCTAGCATTTGTTTTGCGGATGCAGCCTGTTCAGCCATTTCGCCCATATTGTCTTCGATTACGGTTTCATTTGTCATTTTGTAACTCCACATATGTGGTTAGTTTAAAAGAATACTCAACGTATTCTCGTGGGTGGCCTTGGTAGCGTTGTGTCCTTATCTACCTTGCCTTCTTTCCATTTCTGGAAATCGTCGAACGCTTGTTTCCGCGTCTTTTTCTTTGAGAACTTTTTTTGAGCCGCTTTTTTAACGAACTCTTCAAGTGCGTTTTGATCAATACTCATCGCTTAACCTATGCTCACGTTTCTGTTTTGAACTTTTTCCAAAGCCAGTTCTTTCTCGCTCATCTCCATGTCGTGGTTTTGCTTCTCCACATCCATTAGTAGTCGGCTGTCTTTCTCTTCCTCAACATGCTCTTGCTTATAAGTGTCAAGAACCATCTTGTGCTGCTCTTTCATAACATCTAGCTCAAGCTGCCCCTCCATCACGCTTACCTGTCTTGAGGTAATATCTGCATTAAACTCAAGTTGTTGCTGCTGTTTTAATTCAGCCTCTTGCTGCGCTTGCTGCTGCTGCTGTTGCATCTGCTGGAACTCAGGACTGTTAGGATTAAATAGGTACATATCTGCTGACTTAATATTTAACAACTCAAAAGCTCTACTGAGCATAGCGTGTCGCTGTGACGCACCGTACATTCCTCCAAGGGATGGGTCTTGTGGATTCATAGTAAACTGCTGATCCAAACTTAAAAGCATCTGAGCTTCTTGAGCTTGCTCTTCAGGCGTTAACGCAACAGCCACAGTCATCTCTGTACGATTACCTAAAAACTGAGGGTTAACCGGAACAAACTGCCCGTCAAGTTGAACTAACTTATCTTGCTTTTCATTCTCAACAGCCAACTTATACAGATCAAACATCAGTGGCTTTAAAAAGTTCTCAGCAAAATTTCTGCACATAACCATAATTCGACGATTACTAGCATTCATAAATTGAGTAATTAAATCAGAGCTGTTTTGCTTACTTACAACCGTAGAGTCCATACCTCTAGCCATACGACTCATGCCAGAGCGTGATTCTTTTTCCGTCTCTAACGACTCCATAGCCTGAAATACTGTGCCAGACAGATTAGGCATAGGCATGGGACGGACTACACTTTCAGGATTAGGACTATTAACATCAATAACAGCGCCAACGCGATTATCAAGCAAATCCCGTGGGTTTTTAACAAGGGATAAGTTAGCCACAAACCGTGAAGTGTTAGTCATAAACGTGTGATCTACCACGCCACGCTTTAAGCTTGATTGTGTCTTCTGAATATCAACCAACACATCGGCAAGGCTCATGCCGTGGAACCTGTGAGGTAGTGGGAATGGCGTGAAGTACCTAAAAGGCTTTTCGCTCACCATCTCAACGTCCAGTAAAGCTCTGCGGCTATGAAGTACCTTTAAATAAACGCATTTTTTAAGGTCTGATCGATACTTTTTTAGATATGATTCGTATATCGTCACATATTCACGATCATTGTCAGACTCATAGCTATCGTCTTTGCGAAGACTATCTATGGAGCTGCGACCAAGTGACCCGTCTTCATGTAGATCACGGTCTTCGTCAAGCTTTTGTACAACCTCTGGGTCATATCCCTCACTCAAAAGCTCACCGCGTGTGCGGCTTGTGCGGTGAGAGCAGAAATCCGCATCTTCCTCATCCGTTGCACGCGGAGTAATTAAAAAATCCTCTGGTGGTATGACTTCAACGCACACTTTTGACTTGTCTATCTTTCTAGCTATCTCTCCGCTGTACATTGTCTGTTGAATCGCTACAGGCTCACCGGTTTGCGGGTCTTGTACTTGCGCCATGATCGACTCTTCAGCGATCTCCATAATCGTGACAGCAGGGTCAGATGCAAGCATTGAGAAACTAGCCTCGTCTAAACCTTCAAAGGTCTCTTCTTCATACTCGTAATAATCTTTATAGTACCTCTTAACGATACCGGTCTTAGCAACCAGTGCGTCGTGGATAACATCGTGAAGAATTTTAGAACCTTTATTCTCTCTATAGAAAATATAGTTAGTTAGTGCGGTTGCCATCTTAGCTGGCACAAAATCCTCTGCGGTTTGCGGATCGAACCGACACACGTTGCGGTCAGCGGTAAAGCAGTCCATCATCAGGCTCTTTACTGATTCTACAGCGTCAAAAACGTCCATGGAAACGTGCTGTGAGCGCCCAGCTCTTTCATTCCCAAGGGGCTGCCCATAGTAATATCTATGACCTTTATCTCGTTGCTGTCCTATCTCGCTTTCAGCGTATGAGTCAGCGGCGTTAATACTATTTTCTAGTGTGGCTAAAAGTTCTTGATCGTCGATCTCAGTAGCTATATTCATAACTGGTGTGGTTACCTCGCCCTGTTGTCATTTGTTCACGCTCTGCCCTGTTCTGCCCAAACCGTGTAACTGAAATTGATGCATAACGTGTGGCGTCCATAAGGTCGTCATGCTCTTTATGTATCTTTCCTTTTTTACGGTGATACCGCCGAAACTCCTCAAACCACGGAGCCAAATTGCTGAACACCTGTAAGCGTCCAGTTCTGAATCTTTCTAACATCTCCATCAATCCCGGCTCAACGTAGTTAGTGCCATCAGGATTTGTGAACCGCCCGATCATCAACACCCCCGCCTCTAAATACAACTCCGCCAAAGTGCGACCGCTGCCCTTTTCAGTGTTGTCACCGTCATGCGGATAGATTACAGGGATGTCCTTGCCGCGACTCTTTATCACCGTGGCATGTACTGCGGGTATCTCGCCCTCCTTCTTATAGGCGTCATACACATAAATAGTGTCGTTATCCGGGTTATAGGCCGTCCACACACAAGTTGTTGGGTGCGTTATCCCAAAGTCCACCGCCGCCAGCTTTTTAAAGTGCGCGGGAATCTCAAACGGCTCACACTGAATAGCCTCTTCGGCTATGGGGAATACCATGCCCTCACCAAGAACCGGAATACCTTTACTCCGCATATCCCTCTGGTACTCAGGAATGGCAGACAATAGCTGCTCACGCACTTCCTTATCTAAGTGTGGCGCATCCTCCCAAGTAACATTTTTTAAATACTGCCCTTTTGCTGGGTGATCCATAAACTGGGACACTAACTCAGTCATCCCATTCTCTGGCGTTAAAGTACCGACGAGGTAACCACCCTTCCCGTCATTACCTGTCGCTGTTCGCGTAAGACATTGTGGGTATATTGCGGTGTCGGTTGGTTCCTCGTCGATCCAGATATAATCCTGACTCGAACCCATAAGCACATGCTGTCCCTGAGTGTAGGATTTAAAACTTACAATGGAGGTGTTACCACTGGCATACCTTACAGCCACATCCCTTGGTAACCTTGGCGTACCCATAGCTGGCGTTACTTGGAATATAAGCTTTTGAGGTATTAGCCCTGAACCATCGAACTTACCTTCACCAAGATAAGTGCCAATCAACTCCTTTACAATTACATCGCGAAGCTGCTCACCAGAAACACCTAAGCACCAAATCTTAGTGGGACGGCTAAACCGTATCCCCTCCCACCAATCTGGATATAAGCCGGTGAGATGGTATGCAACCTCTGCTGCTTGAGAAGCCGTTTTGCCTACGCGGTTTGCAGCCATAAGCATTCTCTGCTTATTGGTCTTGCCAGCCTTGTAAAATTCTTCTTGCCACTCATAGGGCTGGAAATAAGCTAGACGGTTTTGAGCTTTGTGAACTTTTACTATACGAATTGCTTCCGCTATTTTTTCCGCCTTATTTTTTTGTGAGGCGGTGAGCTTTGAAGCCGGTTTTTTTGAAGTCTTTCTCTCAGACGCTTTTGCCATTATTTGCGCCCTATATGTAACGATATATATGGGGGCGTACTGCCCCAGCCGGGAGTCCCAATTTTGCGAAGCGGGTTCAAAACCGCAAAACCTGACCGGCTGTTGTGCCGAAGACTGTACCA